AAGACGGATTTAAACACCGTTGGATTCGACTTGAAATTTTAGGTCAGGATGACACTAAAAACGTTTCGAATAAATTAAGATCAGGATGGGAGTTAGTGAGAGCTGACGAATATCCAGGTGAAAATTTTTCAACAATTCAAGAAGGAAAATACGCGGGAGTTATCGGACATGGAGGCCTTGCGCTGGCAAGGATACCTGAGGAGATCGCAAAAGCTCGTGACGAGTACTTTGCAAAAAGGACAAAGGAACGAGAAGACGCAATAAATAACGATGTCTATAAGGATCAGCACCCAAGTATGCCTATCAATAGTGAGAGGCAAACTCGTGTAACTTTCGGTGGTACGAACAAAAAATAATTTTTTGGTAATACCAACGATTAAACAAACTTAAACAAGGAAAAACTTATGGCTAACGCAGACGCACCTTTCGGTTTATTGCCGATTGGTAAAGTTGGACAAAATAGAGATGCTCAAGGTTTAAGTGAATATAGTATTGCAGCGAATGCTTCAGCAATATTCCAAAATGATCCAGTTCAAGCTTTGAACACAGGAACAATTGGAGTTGCTATAACGACAAACGTTTCATTACTAGGTTCATTAAACGGAGTTTTCTATACAGATGCTTCAACTAAAAAACCGACATGGGCTAACAATCTGAAAGCTTCTAATACAGCTACAGATATCGTTGGTTTCGTGACGGATGACCCTTATGAGAGATACGAAATCCAAGCTACTGGTACAATAGCTCTTACAGATATTTTCTTAAATGGAAGTATTTCGTATACAGCTGGATCAACGGCGAATTATGTTTCTAAAACAGAAATTAATTCAACGGTGTTCACTACTGATACTGGGCAATTACGTATCATTGGAGTTGCAAAAGGCTTCAATAATGAATTATTAAATGATACAACTTACGCTACTAACGTAGTAGTAACTGCTATCGTTAATAATCATTTCTATAAACAATTAACAGGAATATAGGAGTATAAATTATGGCTATTTCTAGAGGACAACTAGTTAAAGAACTAGAGCCAGGATTGAATGCACTATTCGGCCTGGAATATAAAAGATACGAGAATCAGCATCTTGAAATTTTCGATACTGAAACTTCAGACAGAGCTTTCGAAGAGGAAGTAATGTTATCAGGTTTCGCTAACGCGGAAATCAAGCCGGAAGGATCTGCAGTTGTATTTGACAATGCGCAAGAAACTTTCACAGCTAGATACACTCATAATACCGTAGCACTTGCTTTCGCAATCACTGAAGAAGCGATTGAGGACAATTTGTATGACAGACTTGCGTCTAGATATACAAAAGCTTTAGCAAGATCTATGGCAAACACTAAACAAGTAACTGCAGCTAACGTTCTAAACAACGGTTTCAGTACATCTTATGTAGGTGGTGACGGAGTTTCTTTAATAAACTTATCACACCCAACTATTGCTGGTTCATTCAGTAATACATTGGCTACACAAGCTGACTTAAACGAAACTTCTCTTGAACAATCGTTGATTGATATCAACTCGTTCACAGATGAGCGTGGTTTAAAAATTGCAGCTCAAGGTGTTAAATTAATCATTCCAAAAGAATTACAATTCACTGCGGAAAGATTAATGAAATCAGCTGGAAGAACACAAACTGCTGATAACGATATCAATGCGATCAAATCAATGGGAATGGTTCCACAAGGTTACGTGGTTAACAATTTCTTAACTGATACTGATGCATTCTTTATCAAAACTGACGTTCCAAACGGTATGAAGATGTTCGTAAGAGCACCTATCAAAACTGCTATGGAAGGTGATTTTGATACTGGTAACGTTAGATACAAAGCTAGAGAAAGATACAGCTTCGGCTGGTCTGACCCTAGAGGTATCTTCGGATCATCAGGATCTGCTTAATATTTAAGCAAATTTTATTTAATGGGGTGGGTATATCTCACCCCATTATTATGTTAGAAAGAAAGAATTATGACAAAAATGTTTCAAGTAAAAATTAG